AATTACAATTCTGAATCTGTACAGTTTGTTATCCAGGGGACGCCACAGAGAATACAGCGTCAGGGTGACAAGTATAGATTGGTCACTGGATCTACTCACCTCTACAGCGATAGTGCATCTCACCAAAACGAATTGATGACTGGAGCAACTAGACCAGTGTTCATGGCTAGATCTGACACCAAGAGATCTGACCTTGGTGTTCCTGGTACCAGAATATTCATTTATTCTGCTGGTGGTCGTTCAAAGTGGACTTGGATCTGATGGCAAATATAACTCAACTCAAACACTTAGAACACTTAGAAGATGAGATGCTGAACTATGGCGTAGAAGGATGCCATGCAGCAGTCAGATTCATGCAAGAACTTCTCAACATGCTTGGCGAGAAGAAGGGATCAGGTTTCTTACAAACAAAATGGGATGGTGCTCCGTCTGTTGTTTGCGGCACAGATCCTCAGACAGGAAACTTTTTCGTTGCAAACAAATCTGCATTCAATGTTGGATCTCCGAAGATTGCATTCAACTATGAAGAGGTAGATAA